TACGTCGTTCTCCTGTTGCTTGGGTCTTAGAAGCGCGTGGAGCGCGGTCTATTTCAACACTAGCCATATTCTCGTTCTCCATCAACGTTTGTATTTCGCGTACTCATCAAGTGGCACCCCTAACTTATTAGCTATAGAAACTTCACTCGGGGTGAGTTTTACTGTTTTGCGTCCAGAACTGCTGGAACGGGTGGCAGAGGCTACAGCCTGTTGAGGTCTGCGTCCCTCCGAGACAGAAACTTCTTGAGACCCCCCATTAAACTTATGAGGGAAAGCTTCTTTCATTCTTTTATCAATCTCAGCATAATACTCAGGTGAGCTTGTGTCAAAGGCTTCTTGTTCTACAAGCGTTTTATGAATACCAAAAGAAGCGAACGTCATGGCGTCATCTTTTCCAAACCATTCGTTTTTTCGAGCCCATTCTTCCGCTTCGGGATCTGGTCTTGATGGTACTTGAGGAGCTTGTTGCGCCTGCTGTGGAGGAGGCTGTTGCTGCATACGCTTTTGTTCAACCTTGGCCGCTCTGACACGTTCTTCTTCAATAGCAAGCTGCGACAATTTTTTCTGGGCCTCTACCTGCGCCGCAGTATCAGAGGTGGCTATCGCTGTTTCCAGTTCCTTTTCCAGAGATTCAGTTTGCGAAGCAATACGGTCCCCGTACTCATTCACATACCCTTCATCAAGATTCTGAACGCGGCCCTTTAAAGCCTGATTTTCAGTCTGCATGTTGCGGGCAAAAGAAATCGCGGCTTCTTGCTGACGTTCCGCTTCTCTTGCTTTTCGGGTAAGTTTGTCTATCCGTTTCTGAACATTTTTACTGTAGTCTAAATGCTCATCATCATCCGAGTCTTCTGTAGACGCAGAAACCGGTTCAATACTTCCCGGCATGTCGTCCTTATTAACTTCAACTGCAATAGATTTTCCTTCTGAAGGAACATCTACCATTTCCTCTTCTATCTCAGGCATGGTCCATCTCCATGTTAATTATAATGCAGGATATCTTCAGGGTCCTGTACAACGGCTATGACTTCATCGTCATTTAGTATACGGACCTCGCCGCCGTCTATTTTAAAACGAGCGCCCGCATATCTTCCGAAAATTACCCAATCCTGTTCCTTGCACCACGGTCCAGAAGGGAATTTAGTTTCGTCCTTGTATGCTAGAGGACCAACCTTTAACACATAACCGCATACAGTAGCTACTGATTCTCTTTCTATTACCTGATCAGGGAGATAAATCCCCGCTTCCGTCTTTCCTTTACCACGGTAAGGTAAAATCAATAAACGCCAACCAGAAGGGGAGGGTAAGCGTTCCAGAGAACTAACATCTAACTTCTCAGGATCAAGAACCTTTTCTTCCGGTTTGACGTAAGCTTTGCCCATAGAAATAACATTTTTAGAATCTTTTGCCATTAATCCGCCTTTTCTAAAATTTCTCTTAATTCCTGACCTATATAATCCAAGGATTCTATTGATCCAACGAGTTTTGAATATTCTGCCATATCCTTTATAGATCCACCCGCCAGCATTTCTACAATTCGAGACCTGCGCTCGTCTATGGTCTTAATAAGGTGTTCAGCTAAATGTATACCGTCCATTTATTTAAATTGTCTTTTCTCAAGCTGCCATGCTCTGGCTTTTGACATGGCCCTGTTCCCAAACCAAAATGCGATTATCGCTGAAAAAATCGCAGCCGTTTCAGGGTCCCATGCTGTTTCAATCGCTACCGTCCAATCAAGGTTCTGATTAGCTATCATTGCATAAATCATGGTTCCTTTAACCGAGGCAAACATCAGGAAGAAAAGGTAAGTAATGATAGGGCGCACAGAACCCCTAAGACCATTGATAAATCCGCCAGCGTCAATACTTCGATCATGGGCATACAATCCCTTTGTTTCTGCTATTTCAGCTTCCGCATCTAGCTCTTGTATTTTAAGCTTGGACATTTGATCTGCATACTTGGCTTTTGCTTCCAGCATAGACAACTCATGCTTATCAGCCTGTTTCTGTTTAAAAAACCCAAGTATTTCGGGGATTATAGAAGTACCGAATCCCATCAGGGTGCCTAGAAGGGATATCATTTTCTACTTCTCATGTATGCAGTCATACCCATATATGCACCAACAACTCCTGCTTGTCCAATATAAAACAAACCAAACAAGTCTGCTAAAGCCTTAATTCTAGTATCTGGAAAAATAGGAAGGAAAAGAGCTACGGTAAAAACAAGCATGGATATCATTGCCACCCACGCCATTCTGCGTTGAGCGTCTGATTTTTCGTGTCGTTCCAAAGCCTCTGTTACGGCTAATTCCAAATCATCCACGACACCGTCTTCGTTAAGATCCAAATCATTATAAACACTGCGGGGCTCTAATTTTTTCTGAACCATTGAAATCAACTACCATTAAAGCGGTCTCTTAGTTTATTAATAAATTCCCACAAAGCGGAGACCTGCTTCTCATGTTGATCAACTTGGGCTCTTAGCTTGGTAGTTTCGACGTAAGTATCTCTTTTTATAATGTCGTCTACATCTTTGCGTAATACCTGAACAGCAGAATTCAGCTTAACTGCTACTACAATTAACCCTATTAGAGCTACAATCTGGTGCCAATATTGAGTTATCAGGTCCACTTTTTTCCTTCCTTTCCTTATCTTTAAAAAGGATGGTGGGAGGTTTATCTGCACAACCACTCTGTGAATTCAACAAGGGCAAGCGCCCCGCCAAATCTTTAATCATAACCGCGTTTCTAATAAAACACTCTTGTCGTGTAGAATACGGGCCTTCCTGATCATCTACGCGCATAGGGCACGGACCCGCTAATACACATACGAATAAAAAAGAATAGAACATTTTATTTTTTTCTGGAAGACCGTCTACGCGCTCTCTTAACAGATTTCTTTTTTTTATCCTTTTTAGAGGGTCTTCCTACCTTTTTACCGTAAGTTCCGGGACCATAAGGCATCTTAAAACCCCTTTCCTAACTGATCTTGAAAGAGCCGCCGCGCAGGGCTTCTCCCATTCCCCGAGCATCTCCGCTCGTTACTTCACCACCCTCTCCAGATGGGGTAGAAACAGATTCAGAAGCATTATAAGGGACAAAACCCTGACCCTTTATAACCAATCCTTTCCGTGTCACTCCATTAGAATCTTTTTTCTTGTCCGCCATAATAATCTCCTATTCTTGACGTTGTTTCATAATCTCGCGTTCCCGAGCCGCGTCAATTCTAGCTTGGGCTATATCCTCGGTGGACTGTATCCTTTCTGCCCCAAGTTTCGCATTGATAGCCGTTTTTTCCTTTTCGAGAGCCAGACGTTGTTCATCAATCATTGATTCATTCTGGTCCCGTTGACCACGCATCTCAAGATCCTTGGCCTTGAGGGCAATCAGAGGATCTTGCTCTCCTCCTCCACTAATCTGCATACTCACTGCTTTCACTTCCTGCATCCCCGTAGAAATCAATTCCGCAACCAGAGATTCAATCTGTATAATCTCCTCTTCGGTTGGCTGATGATCAGGAGCCTGCTGCTGTATCTGCTGGGCAACCTGCTCCTTCGCCTTTATGGAAACGTGTTCCATGACGTGTTTCTGCAACGTCATCATAACAGCAGGCATCTGCTGGACCATTCCAGAAGTACCGAAGACAAGATGGGCCATAATATGAGCGTCATGGTTCTGGCCTTCAAAAGCAACAAGAGGAAGATTTTCCAGAGACTCCGAATTCTCTATAGCCGGATCTTTAGGTTCTGGTTCTCCTTCCTGTACCGGTTTGAGAATAGCATCAACATCGCGCACTCCCAAAGCTTTATACATGCGCCGATAAGCTTCATACATATTATGAAGATCTGGCGCGGCTTGTGCCAGTTGCAGTTCTGTCTGTGCCATTGCGATCCGTTGCGCCATGGAATATATGTTGGGATCAGACACAGGTATGACATCCACACGGTCATCGAAGTCTTTCGCCTTTATGTTTCTCTCACCGCCGACGACATCATACGGATATTCAGGCGGCAAGTATTCTCCAAACACTCTTGCGAGTAAAGTGAACTCTTCCTTTTGAGCATAATAAAGACGCTTGTGAATTGCCGACATAACCTTGGCCCCTTGTTCAAGGAGCGCAATTGTCGTCCCTACCGCAGCCTGCTGATTTCCATCTCCAACCTGAAGGCTTGAAATAGCAGCAAACCGTTGACCTGCTTCAACACAAAAACCCATCAACTGGAACAGGGTTGGATCAGCACCTTTATAAGGCAGCAGCATCAGGGAATCCCGGATAGCCCCTCCCGGTGCATCCACATCCCTGAATTCTCCCGGAGAGAGAGGGTCCGCGTCGTTCCGGATACGCAACCCTCTTGCCTTGAACCCGGCAGGAAGATTAGACAAAGTTCCTGCATCTATAAGCTGACGAAGGGCAGCCGTCGCCGTGCGGCTCAAACCGCCGATCATGTGGATTAAACCAAGACCATAGAACCCAAACCCCGGCAGAAACTTGAAATGAACAAAGTATTGTACCTTGTTCTTATCAGGATCTTCCTCTTTCCAGTTTCGCCTTACACTCAGGACTTTTCCATTTTCTTCCGATACCGTGACAATGTAAGGTAACTTGATACCAGTAGGTTCTCCGTCTTGAGCGGAATCTTCAAAACCTTCAAGATCCAGATTAACGTGGCACTCAAGCACCGTAATATCGGTATCCATATATGATGGCGTAACACCCGAAATATCATCCATTTCCTCCTTTACTTCAGAAGGGTCTGTTTGGGAGGGGGACACCTCGATATCCAAATAAAACCCTGCTACCTGTTTCTTGCGGAGTTCGTTTTCCGTCATCTGAATAACGTGCGTTACGTTTTCAGCCGTCTCCATATCGGTAGCCGTGTAGGGAACA